GTAAAAGATGACATATCCAGCCCTTATCCAAAAGTCTTTGCACGGGTCAGCAGTGAGCCACCAGAGGTAGATGCCCTGCTGTCTGCTGTTCTCAAATCATTCAAGGCTCGCTCATACAGAGTTGCCCATGTCTGAATTCTCGCATCGTCCTGCAAGTATGGCGCAGCCTGCAACAGCGCACCGTACAAATAGATGTCTGGACTTGATGCCAAAAGCCAATTGCTGGCCACGCTGTTTGACAACTTTGTCAACTTTGCAAAGTAGATCAACTCAGCCGTGTAGGTGGCATCTGGTGTTGGGGAAATTCGCAATTGATTTCCCACCACGCTGAAGAACCTGGGCTTGCCACTGGCTGTGTAATGGGACCGTGACTCGTCCATGTCATCAATCGACAGGAATTCCAAAGGAGTCAATGGGTTGGTGCTGGTTAGCTTGAGGGACTTGACCTCCAAGAAGTCAGCAGGCACAGCGCCATACTCGGTGTCGAAAGACGCATTGGCACGCACGATCATTTGGCGTGTGCGCAGCGTGCGCTCAATCTGGGCCTCGGCCAGAGAGATGAAGTCAGGGATGGTGGCCGACAGGTCGGACCTGTTCAGCCAATCCCCGATGGATGTCCTCAACTCTGCATATGTGCTAAGTGCCATTTTCAGCCTCTTTGTCCATTTCCTCTTTCACCACCCAGGTGTGAGGATGCCCAAATTCAAAAGTTCCGATGTGTCCGATTTCATGGGATACGTCATGGTCGATATAAACCTTGTAGCCAAGCTCTTGTGCCTTCTTGCAGAAAAACACATCCTCGCCCATGTACCCCCGTGTGGTCTGCCAAGGCATATCGAACCATGGCTCAGACATACCCTCAAACACCTCGCGCTTGATGAGCATTATGCCAGTGCCAATGCTCCCGACCTCTTCCAATCCAGTGGACTCTGGCATGGTGAAAACAGGGACACGCTTGCCATCGGCGTCATAGTTCTGCGCTGTTGGGCCAGTTGGCATTCTGCGCCGTGCGCAGTTGGCCGCAACAATGGGCTTGTCATGCTTGAGCAGCCGCTGCACCATGTCTTGGGGGAAGGTCATGTCGCTGTCGATGAACAGAATGTGTGTGCATCCCTCACGCATGGCATCCAAGCAGAGATCTGCCCTTTGGTTTTGGATGATCGTGCCCTGCATCAATTTCAGACTGATAGCGTCTTCTGTGTTGAGTGTGTGGTACGCGACCAAATTGACCATGCAGTAGCAATAGTTGGTGTGAACCTGGTCACGGGCTGGGGTGCAAACAGCAATGTAGTTGCTCATACTTTTCCTGGTCGAGTCCTGAAGAATTGATTGTCAGAGTCGTTCAACCAGCGTTTCATGTACTCCTGATCATCAATCTTCCCCTCGGCCTTCATCTTGTAATACAAGGACTCTGGGATGCTTGCGACCAAGTGCCATTCACCTGTCCAGTTGGCTTTCTCGTCAACTGCATTGTAGATGGCTTTGTTGGCCTCGATCACAGCAGTTACGTCTTGTTGCGTCTCAATCGTCACATCACCTGTTTCGGCATTTTCGTGCCAGTAGCGTGTGATGCCTTGTGATTTGTTTTGGTCAAAAATTCTTTTGTGGATCATCTTAAAAAAAAGGCCAGGTTTCCCTGGCCTTTTCCGTTGGCTTCAAATCAAGAAGTAACCAAGTCAGCGGCCAAGCCGTGAGCGTTTTCAGCAGTCACTTTGTGACCCCATTCAACGATCAGCATACGCTTCTCGGCGTCACCAGTCTTAGCCAATTCGACTTGCTGGTAAGGACGCAGCACGGTCATCTTGGCGTAGTCAGGATCGATCACCCAGGCGTCACGCTCACGCTGGAAACGGTTGGCGATAACTTGCACGTTGCCGAAATCGGAAACGTAGATGTCAACAGCGCCGACCAGGGTTGCAGGCTTTGCACCACCGTCAATGTTGAATCGGCTGGATGCGATACCAGAGAAGCTGGACACGCGCTGCTTGTTGACAGGACCGCACATCAAGATTTTTGGAGTGCCGCCTTGCGTCCACACCTTCTGGATGACGTTCTTCAAGATCGTCTCAGTGAAGGTGCGCACGTTGCCATCGGTACGGGCGCTGGTGGGCAGCGTTGTATACGATGGGTCAACACCGTTGGTCTGCTTGTCGGTGTTTGTTTTCACAAACGCGCCGAGCGAGGCAGTTGCACGGGCAGTGGTGGTGTCACCAGCGTTGGCCACAGCGCCATTCAGCATGGAGAACTCTTGGTCACGCTTCAACTCAGCACCGCGCTTGGCGATCTGATAAGCCAGTTCCGAACGGCGACCAGCTTTGTTGACCACTTCTTCAGTGGCCGACAAGATGATTGTCTTGCGGCTGATCTGTGCGTAGTTTTGCAGACGCACAGTTGCAACGACAGCATCAAAGCTGCCAACATCATCACCTTCCAACTGTGCGTTTGCAGCAGCAGCGGCCAAGGTGTCGGTTTGCCACTCGTACAAGCTGTTGGACACGTTTTCACGGCCAATGTTGCTCATGTAAGGGGTTTCTTCAGGTGCAATGTTTGTGATCACATTGGACAGGTCTTCACGGATACCCTTTGCAGAGTAGGTCGTGAACGTGTTTGCTACGATAGTCATTTGATTACCTCAGTAAAAGTTCAATTGCAGAAGCCGCATCATCGACACGGCCAGTTTTTGCAAGACGCTGCTTTGCCCTCGTACTCTCTGTTGTTGTCGAAACCCGACCCGCTGCACCAGGCTTGGCGGTTCGTGGGCCATTGTTCACCACAGGCTTAATGCCTTGGCGCTTACTCACCATCTGGTCGTACATCGCCGCTTTGCGCAGCAACAGCACCAACCTGTGGTCGTAAACGCTTTTCAGGTCTTCATCAGAAAATCCCACAGCCTTGGCAGACTCCAACACTAAAGCCTTTTCAGCTTTGGCCTTCTTGGGGTCTTTCCACTCTGGCAGTGCCGCCAGCAAAGCATCTTTTTGGCTCTCAAGATGCTCTTCCATGGCACGCTGCTGCTCTTGCTGGCTCAACTGAGAAAGGCGCTGCTGTTCGGCCTGAATAGCGTATGCCTTTTCCTGTCGCTCCCGCAAGACTTCCTTTTGCCGCACCCATTCGATTGGGTCTTCATGGTAAAGACGTTCCAAATCGACTTGCGGTTCTGATACCTGAAGTTGTGCTTGCAATGCTCCCAACAACTGAGCGTACTGTTGACGCTCGGCCCGAATCGCCTGCGTTTCTTGCTCGACTTGCTTTCGCACCTCGGCAATCTGCTGCGTTTTTCGGGTGTAGTCCTGGGTGCGTGAGTAACCCTTCTGGAGTTCGTCCAACGTCACATCGACTTCTTTGCCGTCAACCTTGACGGTAAAAGTCTGTGGCTGGTCTTGCTCCTCGGATTCATCATCGTCCTCGGACTGTTCTTCTGATGCTTCTTCTTCTGGCGCGTCTTCCACACCAGAGTCATCTGCATCAGAAGCCGCTGCCTCGGTGTCCTCTTCGGACTCCTCGGCTGGCTGCGTCTCGTCAACTTGCGCTTGTCCCTCTTCGGGGGCCAACATTGCCGAGATAGCACTGGCCGCATCGGCCATATTCATCGCTTGTATTTCTGCCATAGTTTTAAATCAGTTTGGGCAAACGGTCCATGGACTTCTGCGCAATCTTGCCGTTGTCCATGATCTTGATCAGTTCCTGTCGCAAGCCATCAATGGCCTGCAACATGCACCACGCCGTTTCGCGCTTTGCCGACTCTTCGGGTTTCGAGGATCGAAACAACCAAAGTTGATCGTTTTCTAATTTTGCAATTGCAGTGTTGAGGGTTTCGTCCTCAAGAATCTGCTGGGCTTTTCGGCCCTTGCGCACTTGGTCTTCGTTGTTCACTGTGCCATTCCGTTAAAGGTTGATGGTGTCGCCATCGGCGCTGTTGGCTGCTGCACAAACTGTGCTGCTTGTTGCTGGGCCAAGAGCGCCTGCTGGCGAATCGCTTCACGATCAATGTTTTGCGCAGCGTCAATTTCCGCTGTGCTGATCTGTGAGTTGTACTTTAACTCAATTTCATACTTCTTGAGATACAGGTCTTGCGCCATTTGATCACGCTTCAAATCGTCATCCATGATCATCTGCTGGCGCTGGAGTTCCAAATCAGCAGCCTTTTTCTGGATGTCGGCTTTGATGCTTTCGGCCTGCACCTGAGCCAAAATCTCTTCTGGGCTTGGCTTGGGCTGTGGTGGCGCTGGCGGCACATAGTCAGCAGGGATGGCTTGGAAGTAACTGGTCGAGTCCTTAAACCCTGACAATTCCACAATCTTGCGCAGCGTGTTGGAAAACTGCTGTGGCGTCACCAATGGGTTAGTTGGGCCAAGCTGCTGCAAGATCTGCTCTTGCTTGGCCAGAATCATCATCAGGGCTTGTAAACGCTCGTTGGTGTCGCCATTGCCCAAGGCAATGTTGATGTTGGCATCCATGCCGGCATCCCACGCCCGTGGGTCAATCTGCACCCACTCATTGCGCATACGCACCATGCGTGCCTTGTCTTGGTGCGTTGTCACCAAGAACAAGATGCCCTTAAACAGCTTCTTCATGCCCTCGGCCAAGATGCGCGCTGTCAGTTCAATTCGGCCTTGGCTGGCACTGATGGTGGCATTCACCGCCGCCTTGGTGCTGGACTGCAAGGCATCAGCATTCAGGCCCATGGCCGCTTTGCTCATGCCCGTGCGATCTTCCTTGATCTGGTCCATGTACTCCATCATCGGGAATGCAGCCTGACCGACAAATGGCGTTGTCAGTGGCTGGACCATGCCAGGCGCACGCATACGAATGATCGCGCCCGTCTCGTTGTTCAGCACATCGTCAATGTTGACTTGGCCCTCAACCACCGCTGTGCGAGGGTGAATGCTTTGCGCCAAGCTGTCCAGCGTGTTGCGGAGGATCTCGGACTTGATCTCTTGCAAATCGCGGGTAATGTCAAAAATGGACATCGCCTCCAGTGGGCTAGTGTGCGGCTCGGGGTCACACGGGAAGTCGGCAAAGGGGATGTAAGACGCTGGCAGGTTGCGCACCATCTTGTACCCAGCACCCATGCAGCAGACTTTGCGCAGTTCAGCAATCCCATCACCGTCATAGTCCACGCGCGCATACGCCTCAACGTACAGCACCCGGCGCATCATCGGGTTGGCTGCGTCATTCGTGCCAAACGTGGTGGACAGCGGCTGGCGTGCCAGATACTCATCGTTGCTGTCCAAATCGTTGGACATCAGGTTTTCTTCAATCTCGTCCTGGTCATAGCCCATGGCGATCAGGTCGGCCACTGTGGCCATCTGTCGGTGCGCAATGATGGTGGCATCGTCAAAAGACCGGGCGCGTCTGTCCAGCAGCAATTCTTCAGGCGGCACGGCCATGATGCGGATGCGGCCATCCTTGGTGATGCGCTTGATCTGCACATCGTGCAGCATCGGCGCAGGCATGGCCATGGGCTGACCCGTCATCGGGTCCACCGTGGTCATCTGCATCTCGTCCACGCTGGGGTCAGGGTATGACATAACGATCTGGACTTCAGCGCCAGGCTCTTGCATCAACATCTCAAGGGTTGGCTCGTCCAACCCTGTGTATTCTTCGATGCGAACCTTCTCGTCATCCTCCCACCAAAACTTAGCAATGCCACATTTGCGCACCAGCGCATCTTTAAAAATTGCGTAAGTGGTTAAAAATCCGGGGTTGTCATTCTGGAAAATGTAGTTGGCATAGTCCGTGGCCTGTTGCGCAGCCTGCACATCTTCAGGCCCACGGGGTGTGAACTCGACCACATTCTCGGAATTGAAGAAAACGCGCATCAGGCTGGGCAGCATGGCGCTGACCGTATCGCGCACCTCCATGGCCACCACCTTGGAGTTGCCATCAACCTCGTTGCCAAACAGGTCGCCTCGGTAATACTCCGTGCCCTTGGCGCGTGTTGGCGACAGGTCGCTGTCCACATAGCTGACAGCATCCGTCAGGTCTTGCCCAATGATGCTCTCCAGTTCCGCATCGTCCATGGGCTTTGTGGCCGCAATGTCGGTGGTGATGGCGTTAGTGATGTCTTGCTCGTTCATGGTTCGACCTTTGGATTTAGGACCACAACCATTTTAATTGTGGACAAATAGTATTTGAGGCAACTTTAATGGGAAAAGACCTTCATGGGCCAGCAAGATGTCCTC